GACGTTGCCGGCTCAACGGGCACTGCGGGCAGCGCAGGCGGCACGGGCGGCGGCGGTTCTGGTGGTCGGCGCAACAGTGTGGCGGGTGGCGCTGGTGCAGCTGGAACGTCATTCAGCGGCGGCTCTGGTGGCGGCGGTGGCCAAACTTCGGTGGCTGGCGGTGCTGGCTCTGCCAACGGAGCTGCAGGCGGCGCGGGCGGTGGTGCTAACTCTGGTGGCGGCGCAGGCAACCCCGCAGGGTCTGACAGTGGCAGCGTCTCGCCTGTTGCACAAAACGGAACGGGCGGCGTTCTGATTGTCATTTGCACCGGCACCTATTCCGGCGCGGGCACGGTCACGGCGGCGGGTGCCAACGGCGGCAATTCCACGTCGGCTGGATCGTCCGGCGCGGGATCGGGCGGCGGCTCCGTAACGATTATGTATGGCTCGGATAGCGGCCCAACCCCAACTGCGGCTGGCGGTACCGGCGCAGCGTCCGGTGGTGCTACGGCTGGCGGCTCCGGCGGTGCTGGCACCGCCCGAAAACTGGCTCTCTGAGGGGAAACCAATGGCAATTGCACGCATCGAAGACGGTCAGATCGTCGAAGATCGGCCGATTCAGATTACGGATGTTCCGGAACACAAGCGCGGCGCGTGGTTGCCGTTTGAAGGCGAGCCGCCTGTTGTCGATTTGGCCTACTACACGGTTTCGGGGCCATCCTACACTATTGAGCCGACGCGGGTGCTCCAAACGTGGACGGTGACGCCGCGCGACCTCGCGACGGTCAAGGCTGAAACAAAGGTTCGCATCGACGAGGCGGCGGAAACGGCCCGGCTGCGCTACATCACTGCCGGCGCTGGCCAGGCTCTGGAATATCAGGAAGCAGCCGAGGAAGCCGCCCGCTATGCCGCGACGGGCGGCGCGGGGGCGTACCCCATGCTGCAGGCCTCCGTGGAGGCGGGCGAGGCGCCAGACCTTGCCACGGCGGCAACGCTGATCGGCGCGCGAGAGAACGCTTGGGCGACCATCGGGGCGAATATCCGCAAGCTCAGGCTAACGGCAAAGCGGGCTGTGGATGCGGCAATCAGCGTGGATGAGGTCGCAGCGGCTGCAACGGTGGCGTGGCCATGAGCCTGGATCTCAAAAGCACGCGCTGCCTGGAGGGCGTGCACCCTGACCTTGTATCAGTCATTGAGCGCGCGAGCGAGGCGGTGCCGTTTCGGGTGACAGAGGGTCTGCGCACACGCGAGCGGCAGAAGAAGCTCGTGGCCGAGGGAAAAAGCCGGACCATGAACAGCCGGCACCTTACCGGACACGCCATTGACTTTGTAGACCCTACAGGCAGCTACGACGCTGCCGAGATGACCAAGATTGCCGACGCGATCAAGCAGGCGTCAGCAGATCTCAGCGTTCCCATCGTGTGGGGCGGCGACTGGACCACATTCAAGGACACGCCACACGTCGAGCTCGAGGCACACGCCTATCCGGCGAGTAGTTGGCAGGCCAAGGCCAAGGCGGCAGCGGCTGGGTTCTCGGTCCCGGCTGTCCCAGCGGTTGCAACGAGCAACGTCGGAAACGCGGAGAGCTGGCAGGGTCTTGCAACCCAGGTCACGGGCTTTGGTGGCTGGCTGATCAGCAATCCCGCGAAAGCCATGGTCGCGGTGTTGCTGGCGTTTGTGCTGGGCTGGGTCGTGCCGCGCTACGTGCAAGGAGAGGGCGAATGATTCAGATAGCCGCATGGCTGGGGACGCTGTGGGGGCGCATGGCGCTCGGGGGTGGTGTTGTGGTTGCGTTAGTCGGTCTGCGTGCTTGGGACGTGCACACACAACAGGCCGCAGGCGCTCGGAAGGCCGTGGCTAAGATGGAGGCCAAGGCCAATGAAAACGCCCGCAAAGCCGACGACGCTCGCCGCTCTGTTGACCGCCTTCCTGCTGACAGGCTGCGCGACAGATTCACTCGTGACTGACAGCGCCTGCCGCAGCTTCAAACCGATCAGCAGCAGCAAGCGGGACACGGAACAAACCCGCCGGGAAGTCGTTGCACATAACAAGGTGTTTGATGCTATCTGCATTGAGCATAAACCACAAGTTATTGCGTCCGCGAGGTGAAAGGCCATGTCGGATGCGACTGGATTTCGAACAGGGCGTGGCATTCGGCCAAGCGCTGGAACAGATCAAGGAACACGGCGTACAGCTGGAGGATCACGAGACCCGTATCGGCAGTCTCGAAGGGAAAGCGGCGACGGCAGAAGGCTGGATTGGCCGCATCATGACGGCAGGCGGGTTGTGGGTAGCGGGAACCGGGCTAAATCTGAGCGCGGAGAACGTCGGCCAAATGATCGCTCGCATACTCCGCTAACGCCGATTTGCTGGGCCGGCATTGCCGTTGTGATGATCGGCCTAGCCCGCGTTGGCTGGCACGCGGTCATGGCGCACTAGCCCGGCCTCAGATTGCGTTGGTGGCTACGGCGCGAATTGCCTCGCGGACACTCGTGAAGTCGCCGACGATCTCGCAGCCGTTGCGGAGAGCATAAGCACGGTACGGGACACCGTCGACGATGCCGGGCTTGCTGACGTAGCCGCAGAACTTTTCAGGCTTCCACACCGATATAAAGCCCGGCGTCGTCTCGCGTAGACCAATCCGCATGTCGCTCTCCCGTGTCTGATGGTGTGAATATAGATCGGTTCCGCTTGACTGGCAATAGCCATGCGCGCATATTGTTGCCATCACCCTGTGGAAATCGGCAATGGCAGGTTATGGCGCGCAAGAAGCTCATCGAAGTCGAGCCCGAGGCCGAGGGGCTGATGATCGGGTATGCGCGCGTGAGCACCGAGGATCAGAACCTCGACGCACAGATCGTGGACCTGACGAAAGCGGGCTGTCACCCGGACCATATCCACAAGGACAAGAAGTCGGGCGTAAGCCGGAAGCGGCCCGGTCTGGCGATGCTGTGGAAAGACGTGAGAGAGGGCGACACGGTAGTTGTCACGAGCATAGACCGCTTCGGCCGCTCGACGCTCGATCTGCTCACCAACTTGAAGCGCCTGGACGAGATGGGCGTGCACTTCCGCTCGATCAAAGAGAACGTCGACACCAAGACGGCGCTCGGCCGGTTCGTGTTCACGCTGCTGGCCAGTCTTGCCGAGCTGGAGCGAAATTGGATCAGCGAGCGCACGTCGCGGACAATGCAGCACAACAAGCAAGTCAAGGGCGCGCGGTACGGCCGGGAGTTCTCGTTGAGCGAGGAAAAGCGGGCCGAGCTGCGCCGGTTGAGAGCCGAGGGCCGGGCCGTGACGTGGCTCGCGAAGAACTACAGGATTAGCCGCGCCACCGTGCGCAACTACTGCAAGTGAAGGGAGCGACCAGTGGCCGAGCACGATCAGCAGTTCGACAGCTTTCAGCAGTGGGTCAACAAGGCCAGTTCTTGGCTGACGCGCCGCGGGCAGTTCGTGCGCGCCGTGTGCTTCGATACGCAAGGTCGAGCCTGCCCGAACGGCGGCGCGTTCATGCGTGCGCGAGACGAGGGTGCGTTCCCGGTTCGGTGGTTGTGGCCGGATCAGATCGCGGCGCTTGCGGTCAAGCATGCCGACGAGCTGCCGAAGATCATCAGTGAAAGCAAGATCGACGCATAAGGGGAGCGATTGAATGTCCGACAACATGACGGCGACAGAGGCAGCAAAGCAGAGCGAGGCTGGCCGCGATGAACGCGATCTGCACCGCAAGGTCCAGTGGTTTACGGAAAAATGGACCGTCGCCATGGACCTGAATAAGCGGGACGCGGCGGAGTTCTCTGCAGACTTCGTGACTGTCATCCAGTCGGTGCATCGCGACGCCAGCCGCACCACACACGATCTGCTGGCGAAGTCATTTGCAGCGATGCCGCCGCCGTCCTTCATCATTCCGAAGTCTGGCAGCTAGGGAGCTGCAGGCGATGAAGTGGTGCATGTCGCATAGAGCCGACCCAGCAGCAAGGGCGCTTGCCGACAGACATTACAATCGGCAGAAGATCGGCACTCCGCAATTCGTACCGCCGGGGTCGTGTCTCGTGCTCTTATCGGATTGTGCGCGTGCGTTTTGGATCACGTCATGGCCTAAAGCAGAGTACGTCAAACATGCATGGGCTGGTTCTTGGGTGTGTTCGGCGTTCCGATCAGAGGGCGCTGGAGTTGCATCAGACCTGATCCGCACGGCAGTGAGTGCCACGCTAGATTATTATGGACAGCCGCCGGATCTAGGCTTGGTTACATTCATAAACCGAGACGAGGTGAAGCCGACGATGGTTAGAGGTCATGCGGTCTGGGGATGGACGTGGAAGAAATCTGGATTCAAAGAGGTCGGAGAGACGCAAGGTGGATTGCTTGCCTTACAATTGTTGCCGGTAGATATGCCTGATCCGCAAGCGGCACGTCCGCGTTCGATGCACGGTGCGCCGCTATTTGATTTCGCAGTTTAACAGGGGAGCAATTGAATGCCCGATCCTGGATGCCCTAGAGGTCATGTATGGGTGACGCACTTGAACGCCAAAATGAGCGTGTGTAAGAACTGCGGCGCTGATCGTCCCGTGTTCGAGCTGCCCTATAATGATCCGATCAATGTTAAAAAGCGGCGGCGCGAGGCCCAGAAAAAATCAAAGCCAGAATAGGAGCCACTGCGATGCCAGCCGGAATGATCGGCATGCCTGACGCCGACGCAGGCTCGATAGATGACAACGCCACCATGACGCCGACGCAGGCAATGGACGATGTGGAGCGGGCCATAGGGTTGCTGGCGGGCGTGCGGGCATGGCTTATGCGGCACGAGGCGGATGTATCTGCGCTGACTGCGCGCGATGCACATCAACTCGCGTCGTGCCAATGGAATAGCCGGGCGGCAGCAGATGCGCTGTACCACACATGCAAGCAGATCGGCAGGATGGACCTGCGCGTTTTTGCAAGCCGGAAGTGATCAAATTGAACCCATGGCGCACTTTGTAAATCTTAGCTAAGTTATTGATTTTATGCGGTTGATAACGAGTAAACAGCCCTGAAGCACGATTCGTAAAGTGCTAGTGTCCGTCAACTGAAAGGACGGGCACATGGACGCTGATCAAACGCGAATACAACAATTCTGGCGACGAGTTCTCGTCGAATCTTCTGACGGGTGCTGGACTTGGACGGGGCGGACAAGCCCTAAGGGATACGGGAGATGGGAGCACGAAGGTCGCATCATCGGCGCGCATCGATTTGCGTACATGACGACTAAAGGTCCAATTCCGGACGGGTTGATGATCCGACACACGTGCGACAACCCGACATGCGTGAACCCAAGCCACCTAGAGCCCGGCACTGCGGGTGAGAACGCGGCTGACGCCATTGGCCGAGGACGGTTTAGTAAGGGCGAGAGAAATGGACGGGCCAAGCTGACGCCACAGCAGGTGGTAGAGATCAGGTCAAACCCGGCTGGCTTGAATGTGACCCGGCTTGCTCGGGCCTTCGGGGTGTCGAAAGCAACCATCTCACTGATTAGGTCTCACAAGAGGTGGTAGTGGTGGGCGCGGCAGGGTTCGAACCTGCGACTTTCGGCGTGTAAAACCGATGCTCTACCGCTGAGCTACGCGCCCAAGTGAAGTTAGACCTACGGAGCACTTTGTTAAAAGTTGCTAACCACTTGAAAAGAAACGACTTGACGTGCTTTTTAGACAGCAGCGCGGCTCGGTGTAAACAAAGCGCGCCGTCGTTGCAGGGCCGTCAAATCTAGGTTTTATCGGCCTTGACTTTGCCAGGATCACCAGGATTTGCAGGAGTCGCGCGGTCATCAGGTTCAACCGGACAGGGGAGCACTTTGTTGAGCAGCCGCAAGGCCTCCATCGCTCCCTCATAGCGGCCCTTCCATAAGGCGACCTCTTCGCGAAGGCCCGACGCGACGGCATCGCTGTGGGCACTTGCACCACGCAGCAAGGCATGTTTGATCTCGCGGACAGATCGTTCCCCAATGCCGGGAATGCGAGCGACCCCGATGCCCGGTAGCTTATAGATGTCGCCAACCGTTTTGATGTTGGCCTCTGCTAGGCAGTTGTAGGATCTGACTGATAGCTGCAATTCCTCGATGGGCGTGTGGCTTGGCCATTCCATGGCTACCCTTTCACAATTTTGAGCGCGACGGCCTGCGCTGCCGGTGCCGAGTAGTCGGCGGACGGGTGGGAATAGATGCCCTCAGTGACACGGCTGTCCCGGTGCCCAAGCTGGCGGGAGACGCGGGCGATCTCCACGCCGGATTCGACGGCCCACGTCGCCGCAGTGTGCCTCAGGGTATGCGGCACCACGCCGGTGAGCCCAGCCCGCCGGCACGCCTCAGAGAACCCCTTGCGGATGGATGCCACGGGAGCAGCATCCCACTCGATGACGTGATCCGTCAGCGCTCCGGCCTTAGCCTCAAGTAGCAGGAACCGAAGCTCGGGCGTCATGGAGACTTTGGCCGCAGTCTTTCGAGCGCGCTTTTGGAGCGGGTTCGGCGGGTCCATCACCTTGAAGTCAATGGTGCCGACGTCGAAGTCTACGCGGTCCCAAGTCAGATCTAGGATTGCGCCAGACCGCGCTCCGGTGAGCAGCGCCAGCCACACGAACAGCTTGACGTGCGGCATTACGGCTGCGTCGATCAGGGCGCGGGCCTCGTCCACAGTGAGCACTCGCTGCTTCGGGGCGGGCTTTGTTGGCACCCAGACATAGCCTGCGGGAGAGATCACGCGGCGCTTGATCGCCCAGTTTAGGCAGCTACGCAGCCGTGTCAGCTCCGTCCAGACTGTGCCGGGTGAAACAGTTTCCAGCCGGTTGCGCGCGTACGAGCGACACTCGTCGGCGGTGACGTGTTCGGGGGGCATCCCGCCGAAGTGGGGCTGTAACGCCTTCCAGTTGTCGTGGAAGGCCGGCATCAGCTTTCCATCGGTCTCCCTGTCCGCCATGTACAACTTGAACAGGTCGCCGACGGTTTTGGATTGCTCGGCCTCTAAAACCGTCCGGCGGCGAGCGTATCTATCGAGCGCCGCGCGCGCCTCGGCTTCCGTTGTGGCGTCGAGCCGGATGCGATGCTTTCCATCGGCGTCCCGCCAGACGGCGACGGCGCGTCCGTTGAGCTGGCCAAGATGGTACTGCCCGATTTGATACTTGCGCCATTTTCCCATCGTTCGCCCCGTTCGTAGGCCTCTACAACGGTGACTAGCACACGAGTCGCGCGGGTGCCGATCAGGAAGGCCGGCAGCTTTCCAGCGTCGATCAGGCGATAGATGGCGCTTGGCGACGTGCTCCACCGCTCCGCCACCTGGGCCACGGACATTGCGGCCATTACCCCCTCCTACTAATTCTGGCGACGTACTCCGCGTCCCGTTCCGGCTGGGCTTCATCTTCTGCAGTGTGCATGTCCTCTTCCAACTGCGCCGCGTAGCGTTGATGCAGCCAGCCGGCGACCATCTCCCTTGCTTTCGGGGTCAACTGGTTGAGCGCTTGGCAGCATTCGGAGAACGCAGCGGACACGTCGTCTGTCGGTTTCTTGCGCTTGCGCTTCGACCGCATGAACAGCGGCAGGATCTCGCCCATCAGCGCCTCCATCCCTTGGACTGCTTGTGGAACCGGGCGGGGACAAAATGCTTGGCAGCCGCACGGCGACCGTGGCTGGCTATCGCTACATCGTCAGGTGTCTTTTTTTCGTGGCAGTCCATGCAAATCGGGGCGAGGTTATCGTCTTCATCCGAGCCGCCATTGCAAAGCGCCGCGATGTGGTCGATCTCGTAATCTGTGCCGGCGGGCAGTTTGAGTCCGCAGACGTGGCACCTCCCGTTCCGGGCCAGATAGATCTTGAGCACGCGCTGCGGCGTCATCTTGCGGCGCTTCGCGTGCTGGAAGCTGGTGCCGGTCATAGCGCTTTCGCCGTCTGCCGAAGCATGCGTGAAAATTCGTCAACGTCGTCATCGTTAAGAAGAACAATGACCGGCCGTTTCTCATCCTGGCTCACTGCAAGGGCGACGTAACGTCCGTAGTCGTTATCAACAATGCCGAAGTGATATTCGCCAAACTGCAGCATCAAATGCGTGTTACTCCAGTCGACGTCTTTCCATGTCGGGTGCTTCATCATGCGGCCCTCTGGTGTTCGCGGAGTAAAGTTTCCGCATCGATGCCGATTTCTGCGGCGATGACGTCTTCAATCCGTTGACGTATTGGCGCGAAATCTTTTTGCGAGAGTTTGTCCCATGCGATGGAGCGCGGGCTGTAGACGTCGATCTGATGACCCTTTGCGACCGGCCACGCAAACGTGCTCGCAGCCTTGATCGCGGCCTCTGCGCCCAACGCTGCGAGCCGCACGACGATCTCTGGTGCATCCTCGGGGACGGGCACTGTCACCACGTCGTAGTGCCCAGCGTGGATCGTGAGCCAAGCGCGCAGATGCTCAGCGCTGGACGGCTGGAATTTATGGCGCTCCGGCCAATGCATGTATGCCGCAGACATCAAAGCGAACAGGCGGCGATGGTCGGCCCCGCTGCGGTGGCGTTTGAGCGGCTGGCCGCACGCCTCGCATTTTCGTGTGTCGCTCATGCTGCCCCCTTGAGCGCTTCGACCACGGCGCGCTTTGCCGTGCTAATGCGGTTGACCGTCACTTCATTCGAGCCCCTCGCAACTTTGAGGCCCTGCAGCGCAACGGTCAGCGCCATCCGCATCTCGGATGCCTGAGCGTCGAGCCGTTGCCGCTCCGCACGCTCAGCTTCCAGCGCGCTTTGCAGGCGCTCTGCTTTCTGGCGCTCCTCCGACATCATTGCGTCCAGTTTCTCGGCGAGCGCTGTGATCTGCTCGATGGGGTCGCTCTGCGTCTGCAAGGCGAAACGCCCCTGTCTGTCGCGCATCTCCGATGCCTCCATGTACCGAGACGATCAGCCTCGCCTGCGTCTCACTCAGCCCATAACGCACCTTTACGTCCTCCCAACCCAGCCCTTGCCGTGCGGCGTCGATGGCGGCGGCGAGGATCGGATCGCTCACAGCCGCCGCTCGCTATGCCGGGCGTCCCACCAGGCCGTGCGCATCTCCGACACCCGAAGCAGAATGTCGTGGCCGGCGGGCGTGCGCGAGACGTGGCGCTTGAGAAGTGAGATTTCCTTGGAGAGCTGGGCGATAAACGCATCCCGCTCGGCCAGAGCTGCGTGAAGCTCGGCTCCCACCGCGAACATGCTCCGTTTCCCCGCCATGGCTCACTCCGCTGCCTGCTCGATGATCGCTCCGGTCTCCGGATCAGTATCGATGCCGAAGTCTTTGGCTCGGTAGTGGAAGGCTTCGTCGAGCAGGCTCTTCCAGCGGCTGGGCATTGCGTTCCATGTCTCTGCGTGCTCCTGCCTGAGCCGGAGCAGGTCGGTGGCTTCCGGCGCTTGCTCGATGGCGCGCATGAGGTTGTCGAAAACCTCTTTGGTGCCGTCGCGCTTGGCTTCGGCGCTGCTCTTCCGTTTCGGCGCATCCTCGATGCTGACGACGGTCAGTTCACCGCCATCCAGCTCTTCCTGCAGGTACAAGCCGGACAGGGCATCCGCCGCGCCGTCGCGTGCCGCCAAGCCTCGAGCCCGCATCTGAAGCATTCGGCTAGGGTACTGCGTCCAAGGCCCTGCCTTGCCCCACAAGCCGGCTTTCTTCGCGTCCTGCTCAGAGAACGTCCGAGTAATTTTCTCGCCTGTCGGTCGCGTCACCGTGCACGTGGCCACGCCGTCGGAAACAGTTTCATCAAGCTTGAAACCCTTTGACCAGAGCAAAGCCGGGAGAGCGCTTCCCCAAAGCGTGGGCCGCCCGTTCACGACTGCAATGTTTTGAATGCTCATCAGAGGTGGAAGGCCAAGCTCGAGGCCGTGCATGATCGCTACCATGATCGCCTCGGGCGAGCGCAACGTAGATGGGGCAAGCCCGCTCTTGCTGATGGCAGATGCCAGACGAAACGTTTCTTCAATGCTGGTCGGCACGATGGCCGTCACCTTGCGCCCTGCAATGAGGGCCGGAACATTCGCGTCAGTCATTGCCACACTCCGATAAATTCAGCCTGACATGCACCTCGGCTAAGATCATCCGATAGGCCTCCGCGCTGTCGCCTCCGAGCATGCTCAACAGTCGGGATGCCTCGCCTCCGAGCTTGAAGATGCAGTCACTCAGCGGGGCCAGTTGCTCCGCTTCCACCTGCATCTCGTCTCGTACGAGGCGCAAAGCTGGCCGCTTGTGCTCGAGCGTCTTGGGCGCGCCGGTCAGCGTCAAAATCTCGCTCATCGCGCACCTCCTGCCTCGCCTCGTTGCCTTCCACGATCACCGCCAGCGCCGCTCCGATCATCACTGCCAGAATGATCGCTAGCGCCATCCCAGCCAGTGCGAACCACTCGAACATGCGGAGACTCCCGAAACTGACGAACGAGGTAGGCCGACAGCGGCTCGCGGCACTTGCAATTAAGGAGGTCATGGGATTCACAACGGTTCATTGTGCAGCCTCCCGCCAACGTTCGATAACGTGATTGGCCTCGCGGTGCGCGAGGTAGAACGCCTCGTCCTCCAGCGCCGCGAGCCACGCCTTTTCGCCACTGTTGATGGCCTCGGCCAGCATGTCGGCGCGGTCGTAATCCATGTAAATTTGGATCGCCTCGCTGGGCGATTTGCCGATGCGCAGATTGAGCCACGCGGCGCCGTTCAATCTGCATGCCGACGCCTTCAGCATCTCGCATCCGTGTATTGTAATTGTCGTTTGGATCAGCATTTGCCCCTCGCTTTGGAATGATCGCCGGGAGATTTGTTAGACCTCCCGGCGCCCTTGTTCCGGCCGTGCCCCCACGGTCCCGGATCTCGGCTAGTACCCCGCGCCGAATGACGTTGCCGGGGCGGCCTCGCGGTTGGGGATATGTCAGAGGAGAGGATCCCGCCGCAGGCCGGGGAGAAGCCATCAGGCCGCCCCGGTGTTGACGATGTTTAAACCACCGGTTCAAAGAATGGTCAAGCAAAAAGTAAACCACTTGTTTAAAAGTAGCTCAACGCACTGTTTGCGGGTGATATTTTTATCGTCTGCGTGGAGTCGCGTGCTCGGTCATCACGCCGTGAATCGCGTCGCGCGTTGCACTCTCCGGCAACGTATGCTCGCCCCATGCTTCGTTGAGATGGCGAAGCAAGATGTGGCGCGTGCCGTTGCTCGAGCCGATGACGTAGCGGGCGAAGACCGGAGCACCATCCACGGTTGCTAGAACCATGTCATCAGGCTCAGGCTGAATACCGGGATCGATGACGACTTGATCGCCAATCGTGTAGCGCGGCGCGTTAGCGTTGTTCCATAGCGTGACCGCATAAGCATCCGGCCCGCATGGGAAATGCGTGGCCGCCTGCCCAACAGGTGACGACAAATCACCGCTCGAAACATCGGTTGGCATAAACACCGGCACGGTGCGTCCCCCGCCCCTACCATGAGTTGCATGGTGCCGTGCCGCTTCCGTTCCGGTCAAGAGATAATCGGGCGTAACTTGTAACATTCGAGCCAATCGACCAAGTTTATCAGCCGACGGCATAGCTTTGCCGTGTTCCCATCGGTAGACCGCCTGAGCGGTTACGCCCACAGCCTTCCCCACCGCGTCCAGGGTGAGCTGGGCGGCCTCCCTGGCACTCCGTAGGCGGTCGGCAAAGGTTCGGGCGGGCATAGGGCACCTTAAACCGCATCGCCTGTTGGTTATATCTCCCGCTCGGTTGACATAGACATAAACCTGTAGTTTAACGTAGTTTATGAGCACGAAATCGACAGGTCTGGAGCTGGCAATCCGTTCGGCGGGGTCGATGACTTCGCTGGCGGAAAAGCTCGGGGTCACGCCTCAAGCGGTCGCCAAGTGGCGGAACATCCCGGCGGTGCGCTGCCTCGATGTGGAGCGGATCACGGGCGTTTCCCGCCACGTCCAGCGCCCCGACATTTACGGCCCGGAGCCGCGTCGCCGCCCTTTGGCTCGCGCCAGAAGGCCTGAGCACGCGGCTGCTTAGGTTTCCTCCCTGCTGGCCCTAGCCATGGCCCAGCAGAACCTACGGCGGATCAGTCAGTACCGCCGCTTTCTATCGAGTTCGCCGCGCGTGCGCTTAGCCCATCCGGATGATGTGGGCCAAGGCGATAAATCGCGCACCGTAAAGCCAACCGGGTGTGGCGTCACACCGGGACACCATCCCGGAGGGGGTAGGGTCAACACCTGCCAGGCCGCACCAGTTCGTAAGCGTACCGCGTAAACGAAAAGCCCGCCGTGCGAGGGCGGGCCAATCGAGTGCTTGCGTACCAGCGTGGAAGCAACACGCCGATGAACAACAACGTACACACGGAAGCCGCCATTCTCAAGGCGAAAGGGGGCTTCCATGGCTGATTACAGCCCCTCATTCACAGCAGCAAAGCTGTATCGCAAGACCTCTCAAAAGGGCACGACCTACTTCGCCGGCAGAATGGGCAGCGTGAAGCTCGCCCTTGTCAAGTCGAAGGACGTGGCCGACAACGGCGAAGAGATCTGGTCGCTGATCTTCAGCGAAGCCAAGCCCTACCAGCAGCGCGACGACGCCAAGGCGCAGAGCCAGGCTCCGACGCAATCCCTTGCCCCTCCTACGGATCGACCGCCACGCCGTGAACGCACGAGCGTAGGGCCGGACGACGAAATTCCATTCTAAGGGGGTAGAGATGAGTTCACGAGCGACACACTGGGCGCTGCAGCAAATGACCGAATTGCCGGTCGATAAGCTGATCTTGATTGCGCTTGCCGATTTCGCGGACGACGCCAATCAATGTTACCCGTCCCGCAAGCGCTTGGCGACCATCGGCATGTGCAGCATCGACACGGTTGACCGGTCGATTAAGCGCCTGATGGAATTGGGCATGCTGTCTAAATGTGAGCGGGCAGCCGAGCGGGGTGGATTAAGCTCGAACATTTACACTTTGCACGTCGATACGGTTTCCCTACCTAGCCGCAAATTGCCCCCACCCCTAGCCGCAGATTGCAGCCACCCCCAGCCGCAAATTGCGGCCACCCTAGCCGCACCAGATGCGGCCACCCTGGCCGCACAGGATGCGGCTACTAAAGGAACCATCACTCTAACCACCAATGGAACCGAAGTTCCCCTTTCAGGGGCCCCCAAAACAAATGACGTTTCGAGGGGGACTCGGCTCGATGCTGAGTGGCGGCTTCCCGACGATTGGCGCGAGTGGGCAAGAACCACGTTCCCGCAAACGACTGCCGAGCGCGTTGCAACTGAGGCCGACACGTTCCGCGATTACTGGATCTCGGCGCCCGGGCAGCGTGGCCGCAAGGCGAATTGGGAAGCCACCTGGCGCAACTGGTGCAGGAAAGCATTCGCCACCGCCCCGATCCGCCCGAGAGCCGCTGACGGCGAGCGCCCAGTCTCGAGCTGGGAAGCCGAGAAAGCCGCCAAGCACGCCCGCATTCGCGCGTTGATGGAAAGCGTTGGAGGTTCTGCGTGAACACCCTCACCCGACGGCTGACGGTCATCTACGGCGAGCCCGATAGCATCGACCCCAAGGCCTACCTCGACGAGATTGAGCATTTGACTAAGGGCTACGGCAACAACGTTTTGAACGAAGCCGCAGACGCGATCATCGGCGGGCATCGGTTCAAGTCTTGGCCGACGCCGGCGCAGTGCCTTAACGCCTGCCAGATGGCAGCCGAGCGCCTTGCCGCCAAGCAGCCGGAGAAGCGGTTGTATCGTTTCCCGAGCAAGATGGGGCCTTACGACCCGGAAACCGTCGCCACATGGGAGCGGGCCACGGCGTGGCGCAACAGCCTCCCCGATAGCCATCCGCTCGTGAAGCAGAGCGCAGGCGTCAGGCAGTGGGCGGCAAAGATCTGCCGAGATGCCTTTGAGCAGATGCAGCGCAATAGCCCGAACCAAGGCCTGCACCGGACGGACGGTGGCCTGTCCACCATGTCCAAGCGCATGCAGGGAGACGACGCATGAGCAACTACACCCCGAAGCCCAACACCGGAAACCTTTTCCGCATCCCGGACGAGAAGCGCAAGAGCGAGAATTTCCCAACCTACGACGGGGAGTTTCTGGTGACCTGCCCGCATTGCCAGGGCGAGGCTGGCGGCTGGATTTCCGGCTGGGTCCGCGAGACCAAGGCCGGGGCGAAGTTCTTCAGCCTGGCATTCAAGTTCAAGCAGCGGACAGGGGCGGACAATGATCCCTGAGCACATTCTCACGATGTCAAATGAGGCATCCATCCGCATAGGTATAATCACGGCAAGCGGCGATCCCGACTGCCTCTATGCAATGCGGGCGGCAGCCGTGCACCTGCAGAAAACAGGCGAGCTAAAGCCGTTTGAGGACTTTGTGTCCGCAGACGACAAAAAGGAGATTGCGCGGCAGACGCTTCTTGCAGGGCTTGTGACGCACGTTTTCGACGCCCTGGAAAAGCGCATCGTCGATAAATCATTGAGCGATGAGCGGCGGCAGGCGTTTGAGGACGCCTATGCGCTGGTTGTGCAGACCGTCTGCGACAAGCTCGATGCATGGGATGAGAGGGGCAAGCCATGACCACGAACAGCGACCTGCGCCAGCGCGCTCAATCCATCCTCCGTCTCATGGAGCAGCGTGACGAATTAACCGCCGACATCAAGGCCGCGTTCGATGCGGCGGCGAGCGTCGGCTTCAACAAGACCGCCATGCGCAAGGCGATCAAGGTGGCCGCGATGTCCTCCGACAAGCGCGCCAAGCACGAGGCGGATGCCCAAGAGGCGCAGCTGTATCTGTTCGAGATCGAGGGCCGCGAGATGAGAGAGGCGGCGGAATGACCCACGCTGGCCACCTTCCCACGGCGATTAGAGAAGCCGTCTCCCGCTGGGACGCTGACCGTCGTGACGACTGGAACGAGCGCGCGGCGATGATCGAGTATTGCGACGGACAGGACCGGGAAACGGCCGAAAGGCGGGCGTATTTCGAACTGCGCAAGCCGATCCGGGACAAGCAGCGGAGGGCCGCATGAGCACCAAGCCCCTCACCGGATACCGCATCGTTGACGGCAAAATCGTGAAGCGCCCGCCCCGGATGCCGGCAAAGCAGAAGAAGAACAAGGCTCTCAAGGCATCGCGCCTCGCCAAGCAATGGGCGGAGAAAAGCAAATGAACCTCGCCCAGCTCCGATCCGACGCCACCCTCTGCGCCGAAGCCGGCGTTGCCCTCACCGTCAGTCCCCACCTCGTGCTCGCGTTGCTCAACGAAAGGTTATTCCGTGACGAGCACACTCAACGTTTACACGACACCGCCGCAGCAGGAGAGAAAGGCCGCCAAGGAAGCACGCCAGTCCGGGTTTAAGGCTGCTGTCCCGACAGAGAAAAAGTCGTATCGCGGCGCACATAGGACGGTCAGCCGGCGCGTGCCCGTTGCCCCCGGCTACGTGTTTGCGGAAGGCAAGCCCTACGAGGCCAAACACATTCGAGCAAACAAAGGCGTTGCCGACCGTCAGGAAGTCCGGCGCCTTTACGTCAGGACCAGCGTCACACAGCGCCGCCATGCCTTTGCCCCCGGCGATGCCGTCAAAATCAGGCGCGGAGCTTACACCGAATTGCCCGGCACCATCGCGGAGATCCACCGCGCTCACTGGTATGACGTGCGCGTTGTCATGTTCGGCAAAACCCACATCGTCAAACTCCGCGAGTCCGACCTCGCCCGCGCCCATCCAGGCACGTAAAAGCCCCGGCCGCGTGAACAGCCGGGGCCGAACCATGTGCCCGAGGTCTTAGTGGAGTACGATCTGGACCTCACGCCCCTCCCGGCGGCGCTGAACCAAGCCCGCCGTGACCGCTTTCGAGACACGCTTCGAACTTTCACCCTTGCTGACGGCGAGCAGCGCGGCAACTTCATCGTTCGTGAGCGGGCGGCCCTGCTCGAGCAACAGTTGCCGCAGTTCTTCCAGCTCCGCGTCCGTCGTGTCCTCCGGCACCACCAAATCGGAGGCCCGCGAAACCGTCGCGGAAACCGTTGCCATCGGCACCAACAGCACCGTGGCAAGCCATGTGAGTGCCCAGATGCTCATCTCCAGGCCGAGCGCGAACGCCAGCACCGATCCCTTGCGGATCGCTTCTGCGGAAACTGTTCCCGCCGTTGCCCACGCCCACGTTTCGCTGCCGAGATCGCCAGCCGGGGCCGTGCGCAGCTCGCCACGCAGCTTTTCCACGCGCGCCTCAAGGGCCTGCACTGTCTGACGCTTGCCGCGGCAGGCCGGACCTTCGCCCGTGCCGCACTCCCGTGCAGTGTCGTCCATGGCCCACGTCAGCCGGGTCTGCGTGCTCCTGAGATCGGCCTCGACCGTCGCCCGGTCCACGCTCACTGCGGCCTTGGCGTGCCTAACCTCGCCGGTCCTGCCCACCGTGGCCGGGAGGGAATACGCGAGAAACGCCACGAACCCGACCAACAGTGCAACCGCGATGGGCCGTGCCACAGACCACGCCGCGTGAATGAACACGGGCAGCGCCGCCGTGGCCACCATGGCTGAGATCATCGAGGCTTGGGTGTAGAGCGAGCCGCCCGCGACATGCTCGAGGCCGCCTACGATCTGGATAGAAAGAAGTGCGCCAGCGCTTGCGAGCGCGGCAATTCCTGCTACGGTTTTCATTAGTCCTGCTCCTGCTTATCCCAGGGGTTTGGATCAGGGCTCGCATGACGTTAGCGCGTCGTGTGAGCCCGCTTTGGTAACGGCATGAATCTACAGTGATTTGCCTAACCGCAAATGAAAATCTGCACAGGCCTGTGCATTCTCTTGCACCCCTGTGGCAAATCAGCTATTCGAGGATGTGGATCAGCTGCGGCTGATACGGACGAGCCTAGCACCGCCATCGTTGGCGTTCTGCGTGGAGCCAACGACGTAGGCCCCGAGGGGATTGCATTCCCCGCCAATCCTGAATTGCGCCTAGATGCCCAACCGGCCCGGTACGCTTACATGCTCCGGGCCGACACTTCACGCTGAGGGGCTATCTCGAGCGTTAGTTTCATCCCACACGATCCTGGCAGATTGATGGCCACCGCCGCCGGCATCTCCGCCCTCCTGTACGTGATCGCGTTGTCCGCAGCCGCCACAGACAGGCTTGCCACCATGACCAACGCCATTGCCGCTCTACTGTCCATGCTTGGGTTTCTGGTTGGCGTTCTCATGATTGCCGGAGCCATGGTGCAGTGAGCCGTAGAGACGACGCTATCGCGGAGTTCTTCGAGTTCGGCATCAACGCCCCGGACCTTGCCGCAGCGCTGGCTGAGCGCCTTTCATACCACGGCATGGAAGCCCGGCAGGCCGCGTCCCAAGCCTACGACCTGGTCATGCTGGCGCTGACGGACCCCGAGCGTTACGCCGAAATTTTTGCAGAAACCTACCACTAGCTAGTGCGCGTCCCTCAGGGACACCCAGACCATGACCACCAACCCCGTCCGCATCGTGCGCGCCATCATCTGCAGCGCCGGCGTATTCGCCGCTGTCGCCATCGTCGGCGGCATGTCGATTCTGAATTACCGCTTCGCCTCCAAGCTCACCGATGATCCGCTCGATCAGATTGTCTATGGCCTGATGGCTGTGGCTATCGTCGTAGTCGGAACCATCATCTGGTTGATGATTGAAGCCGCATGGGCCAAGCGCGCTCGCGCAACCGCCGCGTTCCTCGCCTTTGCAGGCGTTGTTTTTGCCAGCTGGGCGCTAACCATGAGCGCCGGCCACATTGGGTCCAACCGACTGACGGCCAACAGCACCGCACACTTTGACGGCGGCCGGGTAGCAGCCCTTCAGAACGATGAGAAGCGCATCCAGGCCGAGCTTGTGAGCCTTGGTGGCTACCGTGACGCCGGCCGCATCGAAGCCGATCTAAAGATCATGCGCGATAGCTTCGCATGGGTGCAGACAGACGGGTGCAAGGCACAGAAGTCGGCCAGCCAGCGCAAGTTTTGCAAAGCCTACGCCGACCGTCAGGGCGAACTATCGACCGCCAAGCGCGCCGGCCAGCTTGCAACCGAAGTTAAGACCGTACAGGCGCAGATTGCCAGCCTCGGTGCTCATAAGGTGGGTGACGGACAAGCCAAGGTGCTCAGCGGCATCATCCTCGCCAGCAACACCAGCAACGACGCCGCAGAGGATCAGGTCTCCCGTTACCTGTCGCTGGCTCAGGCCGTCGTTTCGTTGTTTGCAGAACTGACCATCGTGCGCATCCTCATCATGCTGTTCGGCTGGAAGCCCGAGGATCTAGTGGGCGGCATCTCAAACACGCTGCAGGCCGCAACGGACACAGCCCCTGCCGCTCCGGTTAAGGATCGCTGGTTGTCAACGCATCTCATTCGCACCGCTGAGGGCATCCAGCCACGCACGGCGGTGGTGGCGTAATTCAAAGAACATTCAAAGGAAATCAAAAGCGTGCGTGGCGGTCGTCGTGAGGGCGCAGGACGTAAGCGTGGGGCGCTCAGCAAGAAAACAGTAGAGATCGCCACGCGGGCCGCCGATGAAGGCATTACCCCGCTTGAGTTCCTGTTGGCCGCCATGCGTGACGAAAGCCATCATTTCGACAAGCGTCTCGATGCCGCTAAGGCCGCTGCCCCCTACATGCACCCGCGCCTCTCCAACATCGAGCACCGAGGCGACGCAAACCATCCGCTCGGCATCGCCGTAGTCTCCGCAGTTCCACGGGACCATGCAGACGCAGACCGCGACCAGCCAACGCCGCATCATTGACCTCGGGTATAGGCCGCGTGACCAATTCGTGCCATTCCACAAGCGGAGGGCGCGCTGGTCGTGTCTGGTGGCCCATCGCCGCGCCGGCAAGACCGTGGCGTGTGTCATGGATTTGATCGACTACGCACTGCGGTGCCAGAAGCAAGATGGTCGCTTCGCTTACGTTGCGCCGCACTGGAACCAAGCGAAAGATGTGGCTTGGCTCTACGTCAAGCGATTCACGGCGCCCATTCCAGGCGTTCGTCTCAACGAGAGCGAGATGTATGTCGAGTTCGCGCACAATAAGGCGCGCGTGCGCTTGGCCGGTGCCGACAACTACGACCGGCTGCGTGGCGCCTATCTAGACGGCGTGATCCTAGACGAATACGGCGATATGCACCCGGCCGCATGGCCTGAGGTCATCCGTCCGATGCTCGCCGACCGCAAGGGCTGGGGCGTGTTCATCGGCACACCAAAAGGCCGCAACGACTTTTTTCATGTGTGGGAACGGGCGCAGAGTTCACCGGATTGGTTCGCGCTGATGCTCAAGGGCTCCGAAAGCGGCTTGCTCGACGACGAAGAGCTGGACGCGCTCCGGGTTGAGATGACGCCCGAGCAGTATCAGCAGGAAATCGAGTGCGATTTCAACGCTGCGGTGGTCGGCGCCTACTACGGCAAGGAAGTCGCTGACGCTGAGCGTGCGGGCCGCATCCGTAACCTCGAGGTCGATCCCGCGTTGCCAGTCTACACCGCCTGGGATCTGGGCATCGATGACAGCACGGCAATCTGGTTTTTTCAGGTGGCGTCCGATGGCGTTCGGTTCATCGACTACTACGAGAACGCCGGACATGGGTTGGACCATTACGTTGGCGTGCTGAGGGCCAGGAGCTACACCTACGGCGACGACTGGGTACCGCATGACGCCAAGGTGCGCGAGCTGGGCACCGGCCGCACGCGCGTTGAAACGCTGATCACGATGAAGCGCAAGCCGCGCGTGATCCCACAACACACCATTATGGACGGCATCAACGCAGCCCGCGTCACGTTTCCTCGCATGTGGTTCGACGCAATCCGCTGCAAACACGGGCTCGAAGCGCTGCGCCAGTATCACGCCGACTTCGACGACAAGGCCAAGACCTTCAAGAGCACGCCTAAGCACGACTGGACCTCGCACGCTGCCGACGCCTTCCGGTACGCCGCTATGGCATGGCGCGAGATGCAGCCCGCCGACAAGCCTGCCGACCCGATCAAGGCGCTGATCAAGCCCCGCACCATGGCCGATGTCATGGGTGAAATGGATTTCGACGACGAATGAGCAACCACTCCGGCCTGCAGGCCGCCATCCGCGTCAGCACCAGCACCACGCACCCCTATAACGGGGACTGGCTGGCGCTGTTCACGAAGGATGGCACCACGGGCACAACCTACAATGAGCGTATGCTGGCGTGGATCAACGCGGAGCTTGTCGCGTCGTACACCTCGCTGCCGGCCGCGCAGACCGCCTATGCCGTGGCCAAGGGGTTCACCAGCTGGTCCGCCATCAACACCGCGACGGGGCTATGATGGACGAGCCGAGCAAGGGCGAGACCACTGAAGACCCCGGCATGACGCCCGAGCAGGCCGCGCGGCATTGGCAGGTGCAGTTGCATTTGGCCGAGCGCGAGGTAAAGGACTGGTGCGAGTACGGCGACAAGGTGCAGAAGCGGTATCGTAGAGAGCAGCAGGCCGCGCTCCGCAATCGCAAACAGCGCCAGTTCAGCATTCTCTACTCTAACACGGAAACCCTCAAAAGCGCGCTATACGCTCGCACGCCAAAGCCGGACGTGCGCCGCCGGTTCGGGGATCGCAACCCCGTTGCCCGCACCGTGGCCGAGATTGTCGAGCGCGCGCTGTCCTACTGCGCCGACAACACGCAGCACGACCGGTCATATCGCTCCGGTGTGCATGATCTGACGTTGCCCGGACGCGGCGTGGTGCGCCTCGACTACACGGCCGAGACGACGCAGGTGCCGCAGGTCGATCCGTTGACGGGGCAGCCGGCTATCGGTCCCGATGGCCAGCCGGTGATGGTGGACCAGATCGCTGAGCAGGAGATCAAGGAGCAGCACGTCTATTGGCGTGATTTCTTGTGGTCGCCCGGCCAGTGCTGGAATGAGGTAACGTGGGTTGGCTTCCGCCATCGGATGAGCCGCAAGGATCTGAAAGACAACAACTTTAAGAACCCGGACGAAATCCCGCTGAATTGGGCGCCCGACATGGGCGACAAGTCAGACCGGGACATCCCCGACGACATCAAGCGGGCCGAGGTGTGGGAGGTCTGGTGCAAGACCTCGCTGCGTCGCTATTGGATCGTGAAGGGGTACAACAAAGCGTTGCGGATCGACGAAGACCCTTATGAGCTGCAAGGCTTTTGGCCGCTGGCCGAGCCGTTGTCTGCCGTGCTCGGCACCGACAGCTATGTGCCTACCGCCTACTACGCCGAGTATGAGGATCAAGCCGAAGATCTGGACGAGATCACGGGCCGCATCTCCAATCTGGTGAAGGCGCTTAAGCGGCGCGGCGTGTACGATGCGTCGGTACCGGAGTTGAAGCGGCTTGCCAAGGCGGGAGACAACGAGTTCATCGGCGTTGATGGGGCTAAGTACAACCTCGTGCAGCAGGCCGGCGGGCTCAAGAAAGCCTTTGATACTGAGGACATCAAGCCGATAGCCGACACGCTGATCGGGCTGTACGAGCAGCGCGACCGGCTAATTCAGGCGATTTATGAGGTGTCGGGCATTTCCGACATCGTGCGCGGCAGCACGAACCCAAACGAGACCGCCACGGCGCAGAACATTAAGGCACAGTTCGGCAGCATGCGGCTCCGCGATGCACAGCGTGAGGTCCAGCGCTGGGTCCGGGACACGTACAGGCTCAAGGCTGAGTTGATCTGTCAGAATTTCACGCCGGAGAAACTCGCATCTATCACCGGCATGAACGCCGAGGATGAACTGTTCCAGCAGGCGATGCAGGTGCTGCGCTCCGATGAGATGCGCGGCTATCAGATCGACATCGAGACCGACTCGACTGTGTTCGAGGACGCGGAAGCGGAGAAACAAAGCCGCGTCGAGATGCTGACGGCCATGGGCGGCATGGCGCAGCAGTGGTTGCCCGTGGTGCAGCTGGGCGGCCCGCCGATGCTGAAGCTCGTGGGCGAGCTGATGTCGTTTGGCGTGCGCGGCTTCAAGGCCGGCCGCACGATGGAAGACAGCATTGACGAGGCGTTCCAGGCGCTCGCTCAGCAGCAGGCGCAGGCCGCTCAACAGCCGCCGCCGCCAGATCCCGCCGTGGTCAAGGCGGAAGCCGACATGAAAGCCAAAGAAGCCGAGATGGCTATGAAGCGCGAAGGCCATCAGCTGGATATGCAAGGCAAGGTGATGGATCTGCAAGTCAAGCAGCAGTCCGCCGCCATCGACATGCAGGCGCAGCAAGCCAAGGCCGCGTTCGCGCGCGATGCCGGTGTGATGGCGCTCCAACAGAAGGCAGCCAATGGCCAACAGCGCCCGAATTGAAGCGCAGCGCGCGAATGATCAGCCCCGCTGCGCCAACTGCGGCTGGTGGCAGGGGAAAGCTGCTTCGGCCGGCCGCTGTGACCGCCACGACGCCACGACGCTCGACATGGCGCTGTGCAGCGCTTGGCGCGACGGCGACGTAGTGGCCGATGTGCTGCCGCCAGACGATCCATTGCCGGATGACGTGCCACGATGGGTGAACGAATGAACCGCCGACGCTTTCGCTACGATCCCGACCTTGAGCGCATGGTGGAGATCCACGACCACAACGGGCCGGAGGTGCAGGCGGCGTACCGATTCATGCCGGACATCAAGCCGTTTGTAACGCAGGACGGGCACGAGATCACGTCTCGGTCGAAGCTACGCGCCTACGAGCAGAAGACAGGCACAAAACAGGTCGGCAACGACTGGACCGGCTCAAGCAAGCCCGTTTGGTGGGACGCCTGGAAAGCAGGGGAATTGCGTGGCTGAGACCGAAACTGAAGACACCGGCATTGACGCGGTGCTTGATAAGGCGCTGTCGAATTTCGACGCGCCGGCTGAGACCGTAGCAGAAACATCCAGCGAAGCTCCCGAGGCTCCGGCGCGCGACGACGGGCGCGACGACAAAGGCCGCTTCGCTCCCAAAGATCCGAAGCCTGACGAGGGCGGCGACGTGCTCGCCGCAGCCGACGACAGTGCTAAGGCCCCGGTTGCAACCGAGGAAGCCCAACCCGCACCACCGGCAGCGCAGCCGGCATGGACGGACGGCCACTTCACGGGATGGCGACCGGAACAGCGTGAGGCGTTCGCGAAGCTCCCCGCTGACGTGCAAAAGCTCGTCATGGATCGGCAGACCGAAACGACCGCGTTCTATCAGCGCAAGCTGGCCGATGCCGGCGACGCCCAAAAGCAACTCGAGCCCATTTTGGAAGCGACACGCGAAGTCGCACCGATTTTGCGCAGCATCGGCAAGCCGCCCGGTGAACTGCTCAAGTCGTATGCGAACATCGAAGCGACGCTCGCCTACGGCACGTATGCCGATAAGCTCAAGTTGTTCGGGACCATCGCTCAGACCTACGGCATTCCGTTTGCGCCACCCGAGCCCGACCCGTTTGCCGACCCGCTGCAGCCGCAGGGGCAGGCCTATCCGGTCGTTCATGATCTGCAATCGCAGGTCCGCCAGCTGCAAAGTCAACTCCAATCGTATCAGCAGCAGCAGGAGCAACGCGCTACCGAGCAAGTCACCAGCACCATCCAGTCCTTTGCATCTTCGACCAATCCCGATGGGTCGCCAAAGTACCCCTTCTTTGAAGTGGTCAAGCCGGCCATGGGAGCACTGATCGCTGAAGGCAAGGCTGCGACGCTGGAGGACGCCTACGCCCTGGCCACCAAGCCTCTGCAGGACAAACTGCAGGCTGAAGTTACAGCCAAGCAACGGGCCGCTCAGGAGGCGCAAGCTCAGGCTGTCGCACGCGCGAAAAAGGCTGCCCCGGTCAGGTCGTCAGGCGTCACCGCCAACGGCAAGACCAAATCAGCCTCGCTTGATTCGATTTTGGACGGCGCTTTGTCGTCGGCGGGTTTGTGAGCGCACCCAACTAGCGAGCACACACAATGGCATCTCCCAACTCGTCCTTTACGGACATCGTAACGACCACCTTGCAGGGCTATTCCGGCGAGCTGGCCGACAACATCACCAACCACAACGCGCTGCTGCGGCAGATCGAGCGCAAGGGCAACGGCAACTTTGCCACGGGCCGCTCGATTGTGCAGGAGCTTGAGTACGCCGAAAACGGCACCGTGAACTGGTACACGGGCGCCGAGGCGCTGGACATCTCCGGTTCCGAGACGTTCACGGCGGCGGAGTTTGCCTATAAGCAGCTCGCCGGCAACGTGGTCATTACCGGGCTTGAGGAAATCCAGAACAGCGGGCGCGAGGCGGTCCACAACCTTCTCAAGTCGCGCATCCGCAACCTCGAGAAGTCGCTCAAGAACACCGTGGCGACGGCGCTTTATGCCGATGGCACCGGCTCGAGCGGGAAGGAGTTCGGTGGCCTGCAGCTGCTCGTGGCCGACACCAACACCAACACCGTTGGCGGCATCCCCGGCAGCACCTATTCGTGGTGGCGCAACTACGTCTATGACTTCTCCACCAACTCGGTGACGGCCTCTGCCACCACCATCCAGAACGCGATGAACACCGCCCACATCAACGTCATTCGTGGTGCGGATAAGCCAGACATCTGCGTCGCGGGGCAGACGTACTACCTGTACTATTTGAACAGTCTGCAGGTGAACCAGCGCTTTTCCGACGACAAGGGCGCGGGCGCCGGCTTCACGAACATCACGTTCATGGGCACGTTGCCGGTGGTGTACGACGACCAGTGCAACGCAACGCGCATGTACATGCTCAACACGGACTACCTGTTCGTGCGCAAGGCCAAGGGCCGCTGGATGAAGCCGGCCGGCGACAAGGCGAGCGTCAATCAGGACGCCATGGTGATGCCGATGTACCTCGCTGGGAACATGACCGTCTCCAACCGCGAGCGTCAGGCCGTCATCTGCGCCTAACCCCACCACGAAAGGACTACACCAATGCCTAACACGCATTTCGCACAATCCGGCTTGATTGGCACGCGTCTTCTCGACACGACCACGACGGCCGAGCACAAGCTGGGGCAGCGCATCACCGGCACCGACGGTACGGAGTGGGTCTACTGCGTTTCCTCCGGCGCGATCACGCAGTACCAGGCGGTGGGCATCAACGAGGATTACGACGCCTACTCGATGACATCGACGCTGGCGGCACAGTCCGACGCCATCGGCTTCGCGCAGAACGCCTTCGCGGCCGGCGAGTACGGTTGGATTGCTGTGCGTGGCACGAACATCAAGGTTCGGACCAAGGCCTCGGCTGCTGCTGACGCTCAGTTGTGGACGACGGCCTCGGCTGGCGTTCTCGACGACGCGACGGCGGCCGGCGCGCTTAAGATTGACGGCGTCGTGCTGGTGGCTGCGGCGGGCACGGCGGCCAACGGTGCCGCCGGCATCGAGGTCAAGGCCGCCTGGCCGGCGATCCGCGAGACCTAAGGGGGACTGAATGGGCGCTCTGCCTTTGCATAAAGTCGAGTTCGTTCACGGCATGAACGCCCCGCGCGAGACGTTCATCTCGAACATCGCGCAAAATATGGCGTCGGCGGCTCAGTACGAGTTGCCGACGTTCAAGACAAAGCGCGCGGTGCTGGTGGCTGGGGGGCCATCCGCCCGCGATTACGTCAAAGAGATCCACGCAGCATCGAAAGAGCACGAGGTCTGGTGCGTTAACGGTGCCCATGATTGGCTGAGGGCGCACTGCGGCGTGCGGCCGACCGTGTGCGTGGTCATGGATGTGCATCCCGTCGTCGATACGTGGATCAAGCAGCCGCTGCACAGCGTGCGCTACATGCTGGCGAGCCAGACCAACCCTCTGCTGCTGCAACGGCTGATCGGCGCGGGCGTCAACGTGCATCTGTGGCATGCGGCCCTCGACAACGCCGCGCACGACATGATGGGCGCAGACGCGACGATCACGGCGCCCGCCAACACGGTGGGACTGCACAGCCTGCAGCTGATGCTGCTCTCCGGCATCCGCCACGTTACGATTTACGGCATGGACAGCTCGCACCGGCCGGACGCGGACCACGCCTACGACAACAGCGGGCAGAACGCGGCGCAAGAACTGGAGTTCGTGTTCCGAGACAAGACCTACCGCGCGACCGGCACCTGGGCGGCGCAGGCGCAGATGTTTGCCGATCTGTATCCCCGCTTTGTTCGCGCGGGCATGCGGATCGACGTGAAGGGCGACGGCCTCTTGCCAGCGATGTGGAAGGCCGCGCGTGCCAATCTGATTGATGAGCTACGGAGCACCCATGAGCACGCCGACCAAGCTACGCGCTAAGTTCTTCAAGGACGACGACACCGGCCTCGACATGCTGGAAATCTCGTGGATAGGCGAGGGGCAGACCCTCATCCGCAAGGTGACACCGGAGGACGTGGCCAAGTTCCCGCTCGAGTGGCAGGCACACGAGAACGGCAAGGGTGAAGTCGAGATCAAGGGCACGTCGCTGATGGAGGTGCCCGGCATCGACAAAGGCATGGCCATGGCGCTGCGCCTCAAGGGCGTACGCACGGCGGAAGAGCTCGCAGGCCTCGATGAGGCCTCGGCCAAGTCGTTGGGCATGGGCGTCTTCACGTTCGGCAAGGCCGCACGCAACCTGCTGGCCGCGAAGCGGCTCGAGGCGTTGGAGGCGCTGCAGGCCGAAGCGCCGAAGCGTCGCCGCGCCGAAGCCGATCAGCCTGCAGCCTGATAGGGGGATATCATGGCATCGACCATTGCAGTCTATAAGGGCGGCATCCTGCTCGGCACGGGCTCGGCCTCGGCCGGGTCAGCCTCGCTGACGAGTTACAGCGGCACCGCGCCAACCGATGGCCGGAACGTGATGATCCACGTCACGCAGGCGGGAACGCACGTCGGCCGCTCGTGGCCAAGCAAGGTGCTATCGGGTTCGGGGACGGCGACGCTGACGATCCGTGACGCCTGTCCGTTTGTGGGGGCGTAGTGTAAAGTGGCTGCATGAAAAAGATGCTCAGCACCAGAAAGATGCAGCCTCTCCAGATGACCGCCGACGAGGTCTTCGCGACGGCGGAGTTTAAGTACAAAGATGCGATGCGCCAATTTGAAGCGTCGCGCGTTAAGACCCGCACGGGGGGCCTCACGGAGGCTCCAAATGTGCCACGTACCTCGCGTCGAGACGACTAGTGTCCAGTTCCGTTTTTACCGTGACGAGTGCGATTGTCTGCCGCAGCCGGTTGAGTATGTCGAGTTCCGGATCAGCGACGGCAATACCCACAGCCTGACGATTGAGCGCGCCCGCCGCAACCCGGCCCATTGGCGCGCCATCGCTCAGGCCTACGCTGACTGGTCCAGGCCCGTGTGCCTGTTGATCGACCAACGCAAGACCCGCGTGCGCGTCCCGGCGGGAATCCTCTCCCTTGAGCCTACTCACGATTTTGCAGGACGCGGCTGACCGCATTGGGCTCGTCCGCCCCACATCGGCGGTGGGCGCGTCCGATCATCAGGTCCGCCAGATGCTCTCACTCGCCAATCAGGTGGGGCAAGCGCTGTTGCTGCGCCATGACTGGCAATGGTCGGTGAAGGAAACGACCTTCACCGCGACGGCGACGGAGACGCAGACCGGCGCCCTCCCCTCCGACCTGCTGCGCATCATCCCCAAATCGTTCTGGAACCGCACGGCTGACCGGCGCGTGGACGGTCCCGTGTCGGCACAGCGCTGGCAGGCAGTTCAATCCGGCCTCGTGGTGCAGCCCTGGGACAGTTTCCGGATACGCGGAAACAGTTTGATCATGTCCCCGGTGCCCACCGCTGGCGATGTGATGGCCTACGAGTACGTCAGCAAATACTGGTGCATGGGCGCGGGCGAGACAACGCCCGATCAGGAGACGTGGGCGGCCGACACCGATACGTCGATCTGGCCAGACGAGCTGCATGTGTTGGGCGTGGTCTGGCGCTACCAGAAGGCGCGCGGGCTCGAATACGGCGAAACGTTCCGGGATTTCGAGGTGATGTTGGCCCAGCTGATCGGCAATGACGGCGGGATTTCAGATATCCAGCTGACGCCCGGCAGCGACGAGGCGACGTTTGAGCCTTACGTGGCCGATGGCAATTGGAGCGTGACCTAATGTTGATGGCGCCGGCTGCCATCTCCAAAGCGGGCCGCGCCCGCGCTCGGCTCACCCGCACTGTGCCGATCCCGGCTCCGGTCGAAGGCTGGGACGCCTCGAGCGCGCTCGCCAGCATGAAGCCGCTGCGTGCTGTGGAGCTGCTGAACTGGTTTCCGCAGCCGGGCTGGCTCGAGGTTCGCAAGGGCTACCGCTACCACAGCTGGGGCATGGGCGCGACGACGCCGGTTGAGAGCCTCATGGTGTGGCAGGGGCCGGCGGGTTCCAAGCTTTTCGCGGCGGCGGGCAGCGTCATCTATGACGTGACCAGCAATGCGGTTGCGTCGTCGGCTGTGACCAGCCTGACCTCCGCCCGCTGGCAGCACACGATGATGCGGACCAGCGCGGGCGCGTTCCTGTGGATTTGCAACGGCGTAGACAGCGCGCGGCATTACAACGGCAGCGCATGGGCAACGCCTAGCCTCACGGGCGTCACGTCAAGCGATATCGTGAGCGTCTGCCTGCATAAGAAGCGGCTTTGGTTCGTCGTTAACGGCTCCACCAGCGCCTACTACCTCGCCACCGACGCCGTAGCCGGGGCGGCGACAGAGTTCCCGCTTGGCGCCAATTTCTCGCGCGGCGGCTACCTGTTGGCGATGGCAACGTGGACGCGCGATGGCGGATCTGGCGCCGACGACTACGCGGTTTTCATCTCGTCTAGAGGTCAAGTCGCGGTCTATCAGGGCACCGACCCGAGTTCGGCCAACACTTGGGGCCTTGTTGGCGTGTTCGATGTGCCGACGCCGTTGGGACGGCGCTGCTTTCACCGCTACGGCGGCGATTTGCTGCTGGTCACGCTCGAGGGCGTGTTTCCGTTGAGCCAGCTGCTCAGCGTGGACCAGAGCCAGGCCGAGCGCGTTGCTATCACGGAGCGGATCTCGAGCGCGTTCAACGACGCGGCGGCGAGCTACGGCGATCTGTGGGGCTGGGAAGCCTGCGTGTTCGCGGCGGGCACGCGGCTGTTCGTCAACATTCCGACCGAAGAGAACGCCAGCGCCAAGCAGTACGTGATGAACACTCTGACGGGCGCGTGGTGCGAATACGACAACCACGACGCCAATTGCTGGGCAGTCTACAACGACCAGATTTACTTCGGCGGCATGGATGGCCGGGTTTATCGCGCCAACACGGGCCGCGCCGATGTCTCAACCGCGATCACGGCCATCGGGCAGACGGCATATCAGGCGCACGGCACAGCCAACGTCAAACGCTTCTCGCTGCTCAAACCGCTTGTCACCGCGACCGGCTCCAACCGCCCCGCGCTCGGCATCTCGCTCGACTTCTCCGAGACGGAAACACTTTCGAGCCCGCCCGCCTCGCAATCCGGCACGCAAGCGCTGTGGGACAGCGCTACGTGGGACGTGAGCAGCTGGGAAAACACGGTGGCCGAGGTCAACGACTGGGCGAACATCGTCGGCATCGGCGCGTTCGGGTCGATCAAGTTCCGTGCTCAGACCGGCGTACAGGTCGGCGGCTCGGCCTGGGGCGTGTCGGCGTGGGGATCGGGCGCGTGGGGCAGCGACGGCACCAGCGATGAGACGATGCGGATCAACGGGTTTCTGGTCACCTACGAGCCAGGGGGCGTGCTCTAAATGCAAACCGACATGGGCGGCTATCAACCGTGGCAGGCGGGCACGTCGGGATCGCTCAAGGCCTACGAGCCGACGTGGCGTGATCGTCTCGCGCGTGTGCTGATGGGCGAGCAGAGGGCCAGTCCGGAGCGAGCGCGGCTTGTGGAAGGCCTGACCGGCTCAACGGGCCTCGGCAACTCCAGCATCGGCGTTGCGGATTTCGTTCCGGGCGTGGGGCAGGCGTTCCAGGCGCAGGAGGCGGTGCGCAGCGGTCAAGGCCCTGAAACCGTCATGGCGATATTTGGAGGCCCAGCAGCGAAAACCGCCAACCTGCAAGCCATGTCGAAAGCGCAGGCGCTGGCCAAGCAAGGCGCCCCGCGCGAGCAGATCTGGAACGAGACAGGCTGGTTCCAAGGCAAAGACGGCAAGTGGCGGTTCGAGATTGATGATAGCGGGGCCAGCCTGACGCCTCGACTTTCTGAGACAATCGCCGGGAAAAACTCGGTGTTCCGTGGCAATGCCAGCGAAGGCATTCAGCATCCGGCAATGTTCGACGCTTACCCGGACATGGCCACAGAGCGCATGGTGTCAAATTACGAGCCAAACGCAGGGGGAGCTTATTGGCGTAATGCGGACGGCGGACCTGGCGGCGGCTTCTCTGCCGTAGGTCCGGATGCTGCAATTGTTAAATCGACGGCCATGCATGAATTGGGCGGGCATGGCGTGCAAGCGCGCGAAGGATTTGCAGGCGGTGGCACGTCTGCGGACTTAGGAATGGATGCCTACAACCGCCTAGCCGGCGAAGTCGAAGCCCGCACTGTCCAGAAGCGCATGGACTACACCCCCGAGCAGCGCGCTTCCCGCCCCCCCTGGCTCGACTACGACGTTCCCGAGGATCAGCAGATCGTCCGCATGGGCGGCTCGGGTCCGCAAATGTCCGCGTCAAACGACGCATTGGCCAACGCTTTGATGACCGGAGCCGTTGACGACACAGCCAAGGCCGGGATTCGCGCGTATCACGGCAGCCCGCACGATTTCGACCGCTTCGATATGTCCAAGATCGGCACGGGAGAAGGGGCGCAGGCGTATGGGCATGGGCTGTATTTTGCGGAAAGCGAAGGGGTGGCAAAGTCTTACAAGGAGAGCTTGAAGGCAAACGACGCCCCAGCCGCAACGGCTAGATGGGCGATGCAGGAAGCCAGCGGCGACACGGCATCTGCCATTGAAAAAGTGCGCGGCAGCATGGCATGGAAAGAGGCCAACGGCGGATTATCCGATGCGGACAGGGCAAAGCATCTTGACGCAATAAAACGGCTTGAATCCGGGGCGGTTGACGGCCGCATGTACGAGGTCCGCATCAACGCCTCCCCTGATGATTTCCTCGACTGGGACAAGCCGCTCAGCGCTCAGAGCGAGAAGGTCAGGGAAGCAATCAAGACGAACCCTGTCGCAAAAGATGCAGAGTGGTTTGCTAACAATACTACAGGGAACTTTGCGGGGGAAAAAGGGACCGTTTCGCAATTCGTAGAGGGACTACGGCGCGGATTGTTTGATGGTCGTCCACAAAGTGAACTTATCAAGGAGCTGGGTGACGCAGGCATTCCCGGCATTCGCTACCTTGACCAAGGCTCTCGATCTGCTGGTGATGGGTCAAGGAACTATGTCGTGTTCCGCGACGACATCATTGACATCGTGAAGAAATACGGCATTGCCGCCGCTGCTTCTATGTACGGCATGGATCAAGTGCAGCGCGTGATGCTGGCAGACCAGCTGCAACCGGCTCAGCAATGAACCTCGTCTCGGGCCACGATCAGACCGTCATCGCATGGGCCTCCCGCGTCAACGGCGGGCTTGGGCGCAACCCCGATGTGGCGCTCGGCATCATCGACCGCGACGGCGTGCTGTGCGGGGCGCTGCTGCTCCACGTCTACAACCCGTGGACGGCAGAGCTTGAGGTGCACGGGCGCGTCTCCAACGATGTCGCGAAGCAGTTTTTCCCCTGGGTGTTCAACCAGGGCGTGACGCGGCTCGAGATCAAGGCCGCGAAATCGAACAAGGGCACGAAGAAAGCCGCGCCAAAGTGGGGGTTCACGTTCGACGGCGTGCGCAAGCGCTATTACGGCCCGCACGGGGATGCGTTGTGCTGGTTCATGACGGCAGAGACGTGCCGCTGGCTCAAGAGGGAAGAAAATGGGATCGAAGCCTAAGGCGCCTGAGCCGATGAACGTTGGAGCCGTGACTGCGCAGGCCAATCAGCAAAACACGGCCAATGCGTTCCAGAACGCGGCCATGAACCGCGTCAACCAGACCGACGCCCTCGGCAACACGCTGAACTACAGCCAGACCGGCACCGACAGCCGGGGCAACCCGATCTTCTCGGCGCAACAAAACCTCGGCCAGACCGGGCAGATGTACGCGGGCGGGCTGGCGGACCTCGGGCAGAGGTATTTCGACACGGTGAGTAGCCGCCCCGACATGGGTTCGAATGCCGCCTTCGACCGCGCCTACGGCTACGCCAGCGCCAACCTCGAGCCCCGGATGCAGCGGCAGACGGATCAGCTCGAAACTAAGCTGCGGAACCAGGGCTTTGAGCGCGGCAGCGAAGCATTCACCGACGCCGGCAACGATCTGGCCCTCCAGCAGAACGAAGCCCGCAACAACCTCGTCACGCAGCTGCAGGGGCAGATGTTCCAGCAGGGCTTGGCCGACCGCCAGCAGCAGTTAGGCGAGCTCAACCCCGGTGTCCAGTTCGGCAACGATGCGCTGTCTCTGGATCAGGTCAACGTTCCGCAGGTCGGCGTGCAAAATGTCGACGTGGCCGGCCTTAATCAGACCGCCTACAATCAGCAGATGCAGCAGTATCAGCAGCAGATGGCGCAGCGCAACGCCATGATCGGCGGGCTGGCCAGCATCGGCGGAACGCTTGCCGGAGCCGCCGTGGGTGGTCCTATCGGTGCCAGCATCGGTGGTTCCCTGTTCGGTGCTGCGGCTGGCAGCCAAGCCAAGGTTAAGCCGAGCAACATTTCGTGGGCTCCGGTCTAAGGGAAATCCGACATGGCCGCACCGATCGCATATTCAAATCCATCGATGACACCGACCGACGTTGACCAGCGCCGAAAGCTGGCCATGTCGCTAATGCAGCAAGGCACCGACGCATCGCCTGTCGGGCACTGGACGCAGGCGCTCGCCCGCGTGCTGCAGGGCGGCATGGGCGGCTATTACGGGCGCACCGCATCTGACGGCGAAAAGGAAGGCATCGCCTCACGCGGCGCGTTCATGCGGCAGGCGATGAAAGATCCCAAGGCAGCAGCAACGGCCGGCGTCACGGACCCGTGGACGACCGACGCCGCTATGTCGATGGGGAATACGGCGATTCAGCAGGACTTCACCCGTTCGCAGCAGGCGGCTAGCCAAGGGTTCCAGCGCCAACAGCAAGCGGCTAGCCAAGCCCATGCCGAGCGGATGACCAACCTGCAGCACGAAATGCAGTTGAAGCTCATGAACGCCAAGAGCGAGGCTGAGCAGAGACAACTGTTGCGTCAGGCTGAGGCGCTAGGGCTGATGCCGCCGGCTGCTCCGGCGCAGGGGCAGGCTCAGGCCACGCCGCAAGCGCAGCCAATGCCAGAACCTGGAGCGGGACGGTTCGCGGCCCCCGCACTTGCGCAAGCCGCGCCTGCGCCTAGCACGGTTGCCGCGCCTAAAGATCCTTACTCTCCGCTCGTTTCTCCGGCCATTGCGCCAGAGCAGGCAGATGCCGACCGCAAAAGGCGTGCAGGGCAAGCGCTCGTGCTCGGACAGCCCAAAGAAGCCATGAAAATTATGGGCAAGGATGAAGATCCAAAAGAATACCAGACCAAAGATGCGCTCTGGGCTGAGCGCATGGGACGAGCCGAAATCGTCATGCGCGGCAACATCGGCACGCCGGACAATCCGAAATACAATCCCGGCGCGACTAAGAATGCGTTTTGGCCTGACGACAACTTCGGGATTATTCCGTTCAACCTGTTCAACTCTGAAAAATGGCGCCAGTACCAAGGCGGCGCACGCGAGTGGATCGCCGCGCTGTTGCGCAAGGATACTGGCGCGGCGGTCACGGAAACCGAGTGGAAACTGTATTTTCCGACATACTTCCCGCAGCCGGGCGACAGTCCGGAAGTGCAGAAGCAGAAAGTCGAGCGGCGCGTAGCAGAGGCCCGCAAGCTCCGCGCCAGTTCTGGCCCTGTGTTCGACCGCATGAACCCCGGCTTTGATCAGGAGATGCGGCAGCGCATGCGCGAACAAGACGGCGGCGCTACGCCGGCCGCGCAGCCCGCTTCTGCCGGCTTCTCTATTCGGAGGCTTGACTGATGGCGCGCTATGAGATCACCGGCCCAGATGGCGCACGATACGAGATCACAGCCCCTGACGGCGCGTCAGAAAAAGACGTTTTAGCGTTTGTGCAGTCCCAGACCGGCGCTAAGCAACCGCAGACCGGCGCGCTTAAAGCCGCTGCGCTGGGAGCCTCGCAGGGCCTTACGTTTGGGTTTGGCGACGAACTGTACGGCGCCGGCAAAGGCGCTGTCTCGGCCATAACTGGCGGTGGGTTTTCCGATGCCTACGCTAAAGGCCGCGACGAAGCGCGGGCGGCGCAGAAGCAGGCGGCGGCAGATCAGCCCGTTGCCTACTACGGCGGAGAAATCGCAGGCGGCGTGGCGTTGCCGTTCGGTGCCGCTAGAGTCGCGGGGGTGGCCGCGCGAGCCGCTCCCGCTGCGATGGAGCCGGTCGCGGGGGCGGCTCGTACATTGGGCTTTGGGCAGCTGGCCGCTAACTCCGGCGCAAATCTTGGCGCGCGAACGGTTGCAGGCGTTCGCGAGGGCGCGGCTTATGGAGCCGCCTATGGGCTAGGTCAAGGCGAAGGTGGCGTTGCGGAGCGTGCGGCTAATTCAGCGTCCGGGGCCGCGCTCGGAGGTGCATTCGGTGCAGCCGCTCCCGCGCTTGTTGATGGCGTTTCAGCAATTGCACGAGGGCTTTCCACGCCTGTGCGAGCTGCGATAAACCCGCAAGCAGTCGGGCGGGAAAAGCTCGCAGAAGCGCTGATGCGTGATGTGTCCGGCGAGGCAGCGGCACAACCGGGATACCGTGAGGCATTTCAGCGGCTCACTAACAGAATGGACGCAGCCGACGACGCCGGCAAGAACATGATGTTAGCCGACTTTGGCGGCGAGAACACGAGAAATTTGTTGCGCAGCGCAGCGAATACACAGAGCACAGGCGCGGAGCGGTTGCGCAAGAGGCTCGACACTCGGCAAGGCAACCAGTGGCATCGCATCAACGTCGATGTAGATCGGCATCTCGGCGGCTTGGACTACGGCGCACAGAATACAGCATTAGCCGCACAGCAGGCCGACGACGCGGGCCGTGCTTATGGCGCAGCATACAATACGCCCGTTTCTCCAGCGGCTGCGACACAGATTGTCGAGTTCATCGGCAGCCGGCCTTATATGCAGCGGCTCTATGATCTGACGCAGCAGAACGTGCGCGGCATGAGAGGCACTAATGCCGACTTAAACCCGTGGGAGATGCTGCACCGGACACGCATGCAAATCGACACGCAGCTCAGAAATCTGCGGAGCGGTCAGCCCGACCCTGTGGCGAACTGGACGGCCAACGATCTGCAGCGGTTGCGGACAGAATTTTCAGGGCTGCTCGGGACGCATAACGCCCGGTTCCGTGCGGCAAATGAAAGATTTGCAGATCAAGAGGCTATTTTGAACGCGGCCGAGGACGGTTTCGATACATTCAAGAATCTGCCACTCGAACAACTAGCAGAGCGGATGCAGCAGGCCGCACAGGCTGGCCCTGCCGTTGCGCAGGCATTCCGTCGTGGTTCCGGTCGCGCGATCATCGGCGACGTGATGCGCGGCAATGTCACGAGGGACCGCACCGAAAATATCTTCTCATCGCCAGATATGCAGCAGCGGCTCGAAATCATCTTCCCGACCCGGCAGCAGTTCCGCGAGTTCCAGCGCTCGCTCGTGCTCGAGGCCAAGATGGCCGACACCCGCAAAGCGGTGCAGGGCGGGCCGACCACGGCCAAGCAGCTTGCTCAAGCGGATGAGGCAGGCCAACCGATGCGTATGGCGGTCGGCGCGGCGCAGGCGGCGACAGGGCGTTTAGAGCCGGCCTTTAATATGCTGACACGGCAGGCGCAGCGGTTCTCAGGCCTGACACCATCGTCGGCAAATGCCATCATCAACGCCGCCATGGAACGCAACCCGCGCGAGGTGCGCCGTGCGCTCCAAGAAGCCATGCGGCAGGCCGGGAATGTGCCGGAAGCTCGCGCACGGCTCGCGCAAGAGCTGATCGGCGGCGCCACGGCAGCGGGCACCGGATCACCCTAGCCAGCGTAATAGTGGCTTTAAGATCAGTAGCCCAATCAACAAGCCGAGCATGTGAGCCGCCACGCGCGGCGCCATGTGCTTGGCTAGTCGAATCCATTTTTGCATCCCGTTTTGCGTAGCAGACCAAGGAGACGTGTCATAGCGCGCAACGGATCTGGGACGATGAGCGTGGCTAACTCGTTTTCGAGTGGCACAACGATTTCGTCGTCATCGATGAACGCCAACTTCACCGACGTGGCGTCTGAAATCACGAACAGCTTGCCTCGCGATGGCCAGGCGGCAATGACCGGGCAGCTGCAGGCGACGGCGGGCTCTGCCACGGCTCCCGGTCTGGCGTTCTCGGGCGATACAAACACGGGTGTTTTTCGCAAGGCAGCCGACACGCTGGGCTTCTCTGCGGGCGGCACGGAAATCGCCAGCGCCACCAGTACGGCGTTCACGATCACGGGGCTGACGGCGAGTTCAGCGTCCCTTACCACGCCGACGATTGCCGGGGCGACGCTCTCCGGCACGCTGGCGGGAACGCCGACGTTCTCGGGCGCAGTGACGTTTGGCGCGGCCCCCACGCTGTCTGACGGGCTCACCGTCTCCGCCGGCACAGTTGCGCTCCCGGCAGGCTCCATCGAGACGGCGGACATTGCTGACAGCGCCGTCACCACGGGAAAGATGAACGATAGCGCCGTGACGGCTGCCAAGGTCGCGGCGGGCGCGGTGGTGGCCGTCAGCTACGCCGAGACGACGACTACGGCGACCAACTCAACAACCCTGCCGCTTGACGACACGGTGCCCACATCGAGCGAGGGCACAGAGGTCGTCTCCGTCAGCCACACGCCGTCCAGTGCCAGCAATTATCTCATCGTCGAGGCGCTGGTGTTCATGGAAGCCGCTGTGGCCGACAATTTTGGCCTTGCGCTGTTCGACGGCACGACCTGCATTCAGGCAACCGCGCATCAGGTGGATACGTTGCCGGAGACAGTCTGCGTCGGCGTGCGCTATCAGGCCGGATCGACATCCGCGAAAACCATCTCCATTCGCGTTGGCGCCAACGCCTCGCGCAACTGGTATCTCAACAAACGATCAGGCGGGCGGCTGTTCGGCGGCGCCGCGAAGTCGTGGATCAAGGTCACGGAGGTTAAGGGCTGATGAGCCGCGATGCATCGGGCGTCTACACGGCGCCGACGAACAGCTTTAACCCGGCCGTCGAGGGCCAGACTATCGACGAGAGCGATTGGAACACGACGCTCGACGACATCGAGACCGCGTTAACGGACAGTTTGTCCGTCTCCGGCAAAGGTAAAATAACCGCGCACATCGACTTCGACGAAACCACCGTCACGTCACCATCGGCCAACGTCGGGCGGCTGTATGTGGCCGATGTCGGCGGCGTCACCACGCTCAAATTCAAGGACAGCGCGGGCACCGACACGAACCTGCTGCTTTCGGCGCCCGGCCTCGCCTACACGTTCTCGACCTCGATTACCACCAACGCCGATCCGGGCAGCGGCTACGTCCGCTTCAATAACGCCACGCTGTCGAGCGTGACCGAGATCGCCATCGACGACAACGACGCCAACGGCGCGGATCTCAGCGCCTACGTGCTGACTTGGGATGACGTCGGCAGCACGGATCGCGGCACGCTGATTATTCAGAACCGCACCGCGCCGGCCAACGTCGTTATCTTCACGATCTCCGGCGCCTCCACGGACGAAAGCGGCTACACGCGCCTCGCCGTCACCTACGTCACGCATGCGGGCTCGTTCTCCGCCAATGCGCCGCTCGGCGTCACCTACACCAAGCCCGGCGCGACGGGTTCGGCTGGATCTGCAGGCGCAGCCGGGCCTAATGTTGGTCTGGACTATACATGGTCAACTGGCACCAGCGGCGATCCGGGCTCTGGTAAGCTGCTGGTGAACAACGCCACGCCCGCGAGCGCCACAGCGTTGCACATCTCCGAGACCAACCAGCAGAGCGCCTCGCAAGCGGCCTATCTGGCGACGTGGGACGATGGCACGACCACATCCGACAAGGGCGTTGTTCGCATCTTGGACGTGGCGGCCCCTGGGACAAATTTCCTCGAGTACCGCATTACCGGCACGCTCACCGATGCGGGGAGCTATGACACCTTCCCGGTAACGTACATCGGCGGCGCGGGCACCATCGCCAACGCCTCCACCGTAGCGGTGATGTTTTCGCGGACCGGCGACAAGGGCGCGGACGGCGCCGGCACGGGAGACGTGACGGGTCCGGCGGCGTCGGTGGACAGCGAGATCGCGCTGTTCTCAAGCACCACGGGCAAGGTCATTAAACGCGCGAGCACGACGGGTCTGCTGAAAGGCACGTCCGGTGTTCTGTCGGCGGCGGTGGCGGGGACGGACTACGTTGCACCCGGTGGCGCATTGGGCACGCCCTTGTCGGGTACGCTAACCAACGCAAGCGACCTGCCGATATCAACGGGTGTGAGCGGGCTTGGAACCGGCGTTGCAACGGCGCTGGCGGTAAACGTTGGGTCTGCGGGTGCACCCGTCGTGCTCAACGGGGCGGGTGGTACGCCGTTTAGCATCACGCTGACTAATGGTACTGGCTTGCCCGTCTCGGGCATCACGTCGTCCACATCCACCGCGCTCGGTGTCGGCTCGCTGGAGCTCGGCCACGCTACGGACACAACGCTCGCCCGCTCGGCGGCGGGCGAGCTGACGATTGAAGGCACGCTGATTAAGAAGGTAGGCAAAGAAACAATTTGTATTCCTGCATCGGCGTGGACGATTGGTGCCTCCGGCTCTCCGCCCGCAGCCACAGTAGAATTGGCGGCTGGCACCGACTACCAAGCTGTGTTGGATTTTGACGGTGGCGGATCGACGGAATATGCCTACGCAAATCTGACGTTTCCGAGATCGTGGAACCTTGGAACCGTCACGTTCATCGTCAAAGGCTTTTCCGGCTCGGCAACATCAACCGTGGCGCGGTTTGGGCTGTCCGGAGCGGCGGTCTCGACGACCGAAGCGGTCGCTGTGACTTATGGCACGGCGCAATATGTTACCATTACGAACGGCGGCACAGCAAACCGGCTTTTGATTTCAAGCGAAAGCAGTGCAATCACGATTGGCAGCACGCCATCAGCGGGAGACACGGTTCGGCTGCGCTTAGAACGGACGTCCGGCAACGTGGCAGACACGATGACGGAGGACTTCCGCATGGTCGAAGTCGTCGTTTTTTATACTAGCAACGCGAGCACCGACGCATGAGCCTAGCTGTCAATCACCTGATCGGTTTTGGGGCAAGGCGAGCGGCGGCTACTGGCTTTGCCGGGGGCAACGTCTCCTACGGCTCAATCAAAGAAATGTGCGAAGCCATGGTGTCGGCGGCGGCGACAGCGCCGACTGCTGGCGGCACCCTGACCATCAATTCGCAGTCGCTTGGATCGTATGACTACACGATCAAATCCGGCGCGCAGACCATATCAAGCTTCACAAACTCCGACTGGTTCACGACGACGGAAGACAGCCGCTCAGCGTTCATCGTGGTCAACGGAAATATGACGGTCAATTCCGGCCAAACGCTGATCCCGACGAACCGGAAGTTGTTTACCGTCATTTATGTGGCTGGCTCTTTAACCGTTAGCGGCGGCATTTCCATGTCGGCGCGCGGGGCAAACCACTCGGCCGGTGGCGGCAACGTCTCGGCGGCGGCCATCCGCATCGCGACGGGCACGTTCTCGGGTGTTGGCAATCCCGAGGTTCCGGCGGCGGGTGGTGGCGGCGCGGGCACCAACAGTGGAGGCGGCGACGTTGGCGGCTCAACGGGCACTGCGGGCAGCGCAGGCGGCACGGGCGGCGGCGGTTCTGGTGGTCGGCGCAACAGTGTGGCGGGTGGCGCTGGTGCAGC